CAAGGTGGAGGACCACCAATTGATTTTGATTATTTAGTTGTAGCCGGTGGTGGCGGAGCAGGTGGAGGAAATAGAAATGCAGGAGCGGGTGCTGGTGGATTTCGTACTTCTTTTCCGGGTGGATCAAAAATTACTTTAACTACAGGTGCAAATACAATTACAGTTGGTAGTGGTGGAGCACAAGGTACTAAAGGTTGTAATTCTTCTGCGGGACCAATTACTTCAACAGGTGGTGGAACAAGTTGTGCTCCAGGAGGATCTGGAGGTGGTGGAGCTTTTGGACCAGCTGGTTCTGGAAACGATCCACCATTTAGTCCTTCTCAAGGAAACCCAGGTGGACCTAATGCAGGTGGTTGTGCTCCAGGAGGTGGAGGCGGAGGCGGAGCAGGTGCTCCAGGAAACGCAGCTTCAGGGCCAAGACCAGCAGGACCAGGTGGTTCAGGGGCAGCAAATTCAATTAATGGTGGACCAGTAACTCTTGCAGGTGGTGGTGGAGGAGGAGTATTCGGAAGTGGAACAGCAGGTAGCGGTGGATCAGGTGGTGGAGGAGCGGGAGCTCCAGCTGGTTCTCCAGCAACACCAGGAGATCTTAACACAGGTGGTGGTGGAGGTGGAGGAGCTTTTCCAGCACAACCAGGTGGTACAGGTGGAAGTGGTATTATATATTTAAGAGCACCAGGTACTTCTAAATTCAATGTTTCACCTCCAACAAATACAAAAACAACATTAGGACCTGGCGACTTTTTAGCAACTTTTACAGTTAGTGGAACACTAAGTATTTAAATTATGGCACATTTTGCTGAAATAGATTCAAACAATAAGGTTATAAGAGTATTAGTAGCTTGTAATCAAGATATTGCAAATAATGGAGGAGAACAATCTGAACAAGCTGCAAAAGCTTTTGAAATAGTAGTTCCTCTTTCTGAAAATGGAATAAAATGGGTTCAAACTTCTTATAATAATAACTTTAGAAAACAATTTGCAGGTAAGGATTACACATACGATTCTGTAAAAAATGTATTTATAAAACCAAGACCTTTTGCTTCATGGTCATTAGATAGTAATAATGATTGGCAAGCACCTATTTCTTATCCCGTAACGTATACTTTGAGCACTTCTTATCCTGATTCTTACCTTTGGAATGAACAAAATCAAACATGGGATATTGAACAAATACAAGAAATAGTATAAACTATTTACAATAAGTTTTATTTTAGTATAATAAAGAAATACAGTTATATGAATTTATTTAATCATTATTATTATTTTAAAAATGCATTATCACATAAATTATGTGACGAAATTATTTCTTATGCAAAACAAAAACAAGAAGAAATAGCCATAACAGGGGCTTTTGATAAAAATAGAGATTTAAAAGCAAATCCTTTTTCTAAAAAAGAATTAAAAGAATTAAATAAAAAAAGAAATTCACATGTTGTGTGGATGGAACAAGAACGTTGGATATTTAATGAAATTCAACCTTATGTTCATAAAGCAAATAAAGAAGCTAATTGGAATTTTGATTGGGATTTTTCAGAACCTTGTCAATTTACAAAATATTCAAAAGGACAATATTATCATTGGCATTGTGATTCATGGGAATCATCTTATAATCGTCCAAATAATTTAAATTATCATGGTAAAATTAGAAAATTATCTGTTACATGTTCTTTATCTGATTCTTCAGAATATCAAGGTGGAGAATTAGAATTTAATTTTAATGATCCACAACAAAATAAAAAAAATAATATTAAAAAATGTAAAGAAATTTCATCAAAAGGATCAATAGTTGTTTTCCCTAGTTTTGTATGGCATAGAGTATGTCCAGTAAAGAAAGGAACGAGATATTCATTGGTTATGTGGAACCTTGGATATCCTTATAGATAATGAATTTAGATTATACTGGATATTTTATTACTCCTATTTATTCAACGGTTATACCTGAATGGGTAAATCCATTTAATAAAGCTTGTGATAAATATATTAAAGAAATTAAAATTAAAAATAAAATTCTTATTAAAAATAGAAATAAACTTTTAAAAAAAGACATATCTGATTTTGGTTTATCACATCATTCAATGTCTTTAATAAATAAAGAAGAATTTAAAGAATTTCAAGAATATATAGGATTACTTTCAAATAAAGCACTTGATCATATGGGTTATGATTTAACTAATCATGAATTATTTTGGACAGATATGTGGGTTCAAGAATTTGCTAAAAATGGTGGAGGTCATCATGAAGGTCATATACATTCAGATAATCATATTAGTGGTTTTTATTTTTTAAAATGTTCTGAGAAAACTTCTTTTCCTGTTTTCCATGATCCAAGACTTGGAAAAGTAATTACTCAGTTACCTCTTAAAAATGAAAATAAAACAACTTTTGTTACAGATTTAATTAATTACAAACCTGTGCCTGGGACTTTAATTATTTTTCCTTCTTTTTTAGAACATCAATTTACAATTGATTATGGTATAGAGCCATTTAGATTTATACACTTTAATTTACAAGCTGTAAGAAATATGATAACAAATGTTTATAAAAAATGAGTTTTAGTAAAAAGAAATATATAATTGCAAAAAACGCTATCTCTCCTGAAATGGCAGATTTTATTTATAAATACTTCTTATTAAAAAGAAGAGTAACAGAAACTTTTTTTAATGAAAAATTTATATCACCTTTTACAGATTATTTTGGGATATGGGAGGATCCACAAGTTCCAAATACATATTCACATTATGCAGATATTGCTATGGAAACATTACTTGTAAAAGTACTTCCTGTAATGCAAAAATTAACAAAATTAAAATTAACACCTAATTATTCATATGCTAGAATTTATAAAAAAGGAGATATTTTAAAAAGACATAAAGATAGATTTAGTTGTGAAATTTCTACTACTTTAAATTTAGGTGGAGATCCGTGGCCAATTTATTTAGATTTAACAGGTAGTGATAATGTAATTGATGAACATCAAAACATAATGAAACCAAATGCACCTAAAGGAATTAAAGTAGATTTAAATCCTGGTGATATGTTAATTTATAAAGGAAATCAATTAGAACATTGGAGAGAATCTTTTGAAGGTGATCATTGTGCACAAGTATTTTTACATTATAATAATATAGAAACAGAAGGATCAAAAGATAATTTATTTGATAGGAGGCCACATTTAGGATTACCTTCGTGGTTTAAAAGATGAGTTTTGATAAAGATCAACGTATTAAAGAACTTGAAGAACAATTACAAATGGAAATTTCAGTTAAAAAATCTGAAGTTATGTTAAATAAAGAATTAAATGAAAGAATAGAAAAACATTTGTTACATATAGAAACTTTAATTAAAATAAATGAAAAATATTCAGATACAATTGGTATATTAAGAGCAAGATTAAAAGAATTAATAGTGAAATAATAAACACTATATTTAATGGTTTATAAAATTAATTTTTTAAATAAAAATGAAGTAAAAAAAATTAAAAAGTTTATTATTAATAATGAAAAAAGAATAAAATCATTAGGACCAGATGAATATGCGGGAACTAAAGAAGATTCTTTAACAGGTAGATATAAAGTTTATAATTACATGTATGATTTGCCTGGTAAAATAATACTTCCTAAATTTAAAGAATTATTTAAATCACATAACATGTCCTTTCCAATTAGTATACAATCATGGGCAAACATGTTTAGAAAAAATGAAGGAATTGCAAAACATAAACATTCTTTTTTTAAAGATCAGGAATTTTTATGTGCAAATTTATTTATTTGTGGGGATATAAATATTGGAACAAATTTTATAATAGATAATAAAGATGTAAATTATAAAAATACTATTGGAGAAATAATGTTTTTTAATAGTAGCTTAGAACATTATGTAAAAGATAATAAAAAAAATAATTTAAGAATTACCATGTCATTCGATATACATTTTAATAAAGAAATGAAAGATCTTAAAAGATTTTATATATTAAAATGAAAAATAAAATAATATTTAAAAGTTTTATTTCATCGGTAATAAAAGAGACTCCTATTAAAAAAATAAAACCTGGCGATTTTAAATGGTTTAAAGAAGCAATAAAAGATTTTAAAAATAATAAACCGGACATACATACTTCTAAATGTCCTGGAATTATATCTATTATGAATACTGGGTGGATACAGTATGCTTATCAAAATTTTACTATAGAAACTAATGGAAACTTAAAAGATTTTATATGGACAAGTGATATAAATCAAAAATCATTAAAATATGGAGATATTATGAATGATTATATTCATTATCATACTCCTGATCAATTAGAAAAATTTAAAAATTTTCAAGAAAACACATTAACTACTGTTATAAAAATTCAAAGTCCATGGGTTGTTTATATACCAGAAGGATACTCTCTTTTATCTATGCCTATTCCATACAATGATGACGTTAGATTTACTGCTGCAACTGGTTTTTTAAAAGGAGTAAATTTTTGTAATATTCAACTTTATTGGCATAAATTAAATAGCAAGGAAATAATAAAAAAAGGAACTCCGTTGTGTCAGTATATCCTTGTTAAAGATAATAAAATTGATTTTGAAATGCATAAAATGAACAAAAAAGATGTTGATTTTTTAAAAAAATTAAAGGGTTATTAATAATAAAAATAAATTGAAAACAATAGAAGAACGTTTTTCTGAGTATTTAAAAGACATTGTCTGGCCAACACAAAATCAAAGAGAAAAAGAATTTTGGAATGTATCAGGGATATTAAAAGAAAAATCTAATCAACATTTTAAATTTGACGTTAGACCAATGTTTAACATGGCAAATGGACAATTGGGTAAAAAAGGAACAACATTAAGCAAAACAGATAAAATAGTATTTGAAACAGATAGAGAATGGGTAATAATTGATTTTAATGAATTT